TCGTCATGGGCTTTGAATGAACAAAGCACCTCGCTGCCAGAAAAACGCACTTTGGCGACAATATCGGTACTGGACGCGCTTGGGGAAATAATCATAGGCAACTACATGCACTCATCAAAAATTTTTTGATGTTCTTCCGCGGTGTCGGTAATACAACCGCACCAGTAGAGTTCCAATTGTTCCTTCTGGAACCTTTCCCACTGTTCATCGGTCATAGTTACCTTCACGACGTCTCCCATCACCTCATTGTTCGCTGGCTCAACGATATATCCGAGTTCCTCGAAGGTGTCTACTAATGCAGGAATTCCATTACCGTCAGAATAGTAAATTGTTTTCATTGTTTTATCTCCTTTTTTGTATTTGTTTCCGTTTTTGGCGGCCTCCCCGCACCAGGCCGCGGGCCGCCCCACTGACCAGCCATTTCCCCCCGCGCCCGCCGCACCGCCCGCGCGATGTGACGTTTGCACGTTTCGTAGTGCGCGTCACACCGCGCCTTCATCAGTTTCGCCGCGGGCGAATCTCCACCCGCTGGCTCACGTCCACGCCATTCGCGGCCAGTATCTCGGAAGCCAGAGCAGCCAACTGTTGAGTGCGTTGTTTTGTCATATTATCCAATCAAAGCATGACAGTCACGACAGCGTTCTTTGCCCCGCAAGTCTTCATAGGTGTTTGCGGGCAATTTCCCGCAACCAGGGCATTTCTTGGCAACTTTAGTTTTGTTTTTTATAGTCTCCCAAGAGACTTCCCGAACATGCTGATAAACGTCATACCAGTTTAGCAATTGAGCATCGTCCGCAGTCATGTAAGGAAAATAATAATACTCCTTGCACCAACTATCGGCTCCCGCCGCGGGGATGACCAAAACAGTCATAGGCGTTTTGTTTGTATAGTGGACCAGATATGCTGGTTCGGCTGTCAATGTCCCCATAGATAACTCGTGCTTGCTGTAAGAAATTCCATTCCTATCGAGTTGTTCTGTCAACGTTCCTCCTTTCTTTTTGTAGGACATATCGTCCACACTGTCCGTTTTCGTGCATCCGTAATCATTTTCAATCGTAAAAACGTGTTTCATTTCATTCTCCTTTGCCCCTGCTGTCTGGGGCCGCCATTGAGATTATGGTGGTCATCCTGTCCACCTGCCCGCCCGCCAACTCGCGCTGACGGGCGGATGCTGGATACGATTACGCAACGGTTTTGCGTTAGCCGCCGCCGCTTTCAGAATTTTCGTCCGCAGACTCTCCGCCAGCGGCGGTCGGGTGCACGCTTTGTTGGGCGGCATTCAAAGATTGCAGGGCTTCCAGCACCTCATCCATCAACATGATCCCCGCTCCCATAATGGAACCCATGTTCATCCTCATACCCCTCAGGCGCACCCCGCAGCCACAGCGCGATCCCGCCGAACAACACCACCAACAAACCGACTACAACCCATATCATCGCGCCTCCAATTGATTAGCACATTTGACTAACTTAGTTTACACCTTTGCTAACCGTCTGTCAAGACCGCTATACAAGACCCTCCCCCAAATATCCCGCAGGGTATTTGGGGGAGGGCAGGGAGAGGGCCTCATCCTCTGCTCCTTTCAATAACTAACCGCATCATCTCGGCCATCTGACCGTCGCTCAGCCGCAGCACCAACTCCGCCACCGCCTGGCTCGAAGCCGCCCACCAGCGCACATCCCCGCACAGATCACACTGCACGGACATCGACCCCACCATCGGCCCCATCACATCCACCTCCGCGGGCCGCTCCGCCTCCATGCTCACCGCGTGACGGTACACCATCAACTGCGGCACCCCCTCCCCGCTCCAGCGGATCAACCCCAGCGTGTGACCATTTCGGCACTTGAACGACTTCTCCATGCGGCCTCCTGTAAGTTACAGACCCAGCCCGCCCACGCCCACGCAGCGCCTCGGCATCCACTCCGCCTGCACGATCGCGCATCCGCTCTCCTCAGCATCCCACGCCAGATCCTTCGGCCACGACCCCAAAAACGCATACCCAGGCCGCCCCCCAAAGATCCGCTCATACAGACCCGCCGCCAGACGGATGCACTCCCGCCCGCGCTCCCCCTCCGTCACCGTCCACACCACCAGCCTGCGCGGCTTCGGCCACGTGCAGAAATCCAGCGCATCCCGTGCGGGCCAGCGCAGACTCAGTGTATACAGCCCCAAATTCGGCTCCAGCTCCGCCTCCATCCGCGCCAGCCCCCGCGCCTCGGGCGCCATCCACCCCTCGAACATCTCCGCCGAAAGCGCCCCATCTGAAAGCACCCGCGCCACCCGCCAGCCCGTCTCCACATCCAACCGATTCTCCAGAATCTCGATCATCTAACCCTCCCCGCCCTGAGCGGAGCGCAGCGCAGTCGAAGGGTCTCCTCCCCCAAATTCGCCGCGCACTTGGGCGCATTTGGGGGAGGGCAGGGAGGGGGTCCTGCTCCCATGCCCGAACCGCTCCATGCAATACGCGTGCACTGCCTCCTCTCCCTGGCGCGCCAGGTCCACCACCAGCTCGATCCGCTGGCTCGGCGTCAGGTGACACTTCTTCTTCGTCAGCCTCGACCGCCGCCAGTAATACTCCGTCGAGCGGATCGCCACCCAGCGCGTCCCGTCCTGCGCCTGCCCAAACGTCTCCGAATTCTTACCACCCACCTTGCGCACCGCCTTTCCATCTTCGCTTCGATAAAATTTCGCTCGCATCCTCTACCTCCAGATCCACGCAATGAACAACCCCATCAGCACACCCAACCCCATCCATTTGACACGCTCGAAGGCCCAGTCCAGGTTCCGCTTCGCCTGCGCCATCTTCAACTGCCATTTGCTTTGTCTCTCCGTATGCCGTACTGTAGCCATCTCATTACTCCTTTTCAACTCAACAAACTTGCCAATCTTCCAACCTGTCAACTTCCAAACTCCTCCTCCACCGCCCTCCCCCACTTCCTCCGTCCCCCCCCTGCGGCACCCTATCCGAGCGCACGCTGGACGGTGGGGGATGTTTTCGGTTGTTAAATATTTGAGTTAGTTTCTAACAACCGTTTATTCAATCAGGCCAGCCAGGATTTCATCCGCTGCGGCCTCAGCTCGTTCCAGGTCTCCGTCGTGCACTGCTGAGGCAATGGCCTGGCCATTCAGCAACAAGGTCTTGAGGATCGGCCAGCGCCTGCCATGCGGAAGGGACTGGTACCATTCCCATAGTTTGGCGTCTTCGGGGTCATCCAGATTCAGGTATCCCGCGAAGAAAGCACGCACTCGGTTTTTCAGTCTTGGTCTCGCCATATCAATTCCTTCCTCTCCCCCCAAATACGCGTCAGCGTATTTGGGGGGAGAGGCCCGCAGGGAAGAGGGGGGTTATTTCTTCGCCCTGATCGCCATCTTGTACAGGCCGCGCGAGGTCGCCTCGACGGGGTTCTCCAGCACCACGGCCTTGCCCTTGAACATCGCGGTCAGGTGGTCCTGCAGCAATACTGCGCCGCCGCCCACCAGCAGTACCCGCTCGAAACGCTTGAAGGAAGTTCCCCAGCGACGGTTGATGTCGCCTTCCACGTCGCGCGCCCAGGTATCCAGCTCGCGCTTCGGGTTCAAGGCCCCCGAGCGCAGCTTCATGTCCAGTTCGCCCAGGGTGTAGTTCTGATCAGAGTCCAGCAGTTCCAACAGACGGCGCACACCCAGGGCATTCCCGCCCGCGAAGCGCTCCACGTTCTGGCGGTTGCTGATCACCATCAGTTCCACCGTATTGAAGCCCACCGAGACCACGCCCACTTCGCCCTGCAGCACGACGCTGTTGCCAGGCAGCGCGCGTCCTTCCAGGTCCAGGGCGTAGTCGAACAGCGCACCCAGGGCTTGCGGAGCCAGTTTCACATCCGCCACCTCGACCTGGTATGGCTCACCGTCCGCGGTCCACATATGTATGTTTTTGATCCACTTCTTCACGCGGCTCTTGTAGTCGTCTGAATCACTCGCCTTCATCATGGCCAGCGGCAGGCCCACCAACAGCGAGAGCGGACCCTCGAAGCGGCCATGTTCCAGCTGGTACTGCGTCAACGAGCCGTAGAACAAGGCTCGCATCTCGGGTGTGCCCGTCAGGCGGTCGAAGTCCAGAGCCTCCACAGGCCGCCCGAACTGGTGAGCGTTCGCGCCCACGTAAAACGAGCCGTGGTCCGTGCCGATCACCATCGGGCGCTTCACGCTCTTCAGCCCCAAGCCGTCCACTGCGAACGCCTCCGCGTGCACACTCACCTGCGCCAGCGTCTGCGTGCCGCCTTCGAAGCCGTACAGCTTGTTGGCTCCCATACCCAGATCTTCGCCGAGATAAATCATGTCAGTCATTGCATCGTCTCCTTTTATTTGTTTGCCAGCGGGGTCAGATCCCGCAGAGCGTTGGTCACAACCTCGGGCGCCTCGTTCAGGTCAGGCACCTTCGTCTCGTACTCATAATCGGCTAGGTTTATCCCGAGATCCAGCGCCACCGTCTCGGGACCCCATCCTGACAACCAGTACCCAGGCTTGTTCTGCCCGAACGGACGAGTAGCCTTCATCTCCTCGAACAGCAGGCTCTCGAACGCGTCGTACATCTCGTAAGCCGTCACCACCCCCAGCGGATCGAAGCGCGTGTCACCATCGCTCAGCAGGCGCTTCGGCATGTACATTTTGGAATTGCTCATATTCAGGAAATGTGCCACGAACCGATCCGTCACCTGCGGTCGCGCCTGCAGCACCGAGTAGGGACTCTTGTCCTTGCTCTTTGTGCCGCTGATCAGTCCCCAGCGCCGTGCGCGTTCGCCCAGCACCATCGCCAGCACCTCGGGATGCACGCCCTTGGCCGCCTCCAGGGTCACGCTCATCGTCGTCATCGATAGCGCCTTCTGTTGCCCCTGTAATTCATAGACCGCCGCCTCGCGTGCCTCCAGCCAGGCCAGCCATAGACCCCACAGCAGTAACCCTCCGCCCACGATCGCCAGGATGCTCGAACACACGTTCAACCATTCCAGCGCATCCACCGCAAACGTCCAGGTCCAGCCTGCCGCCGCCAGAAGCACCGCCCCCACGATGCTCATCCAGATATAAGATCGGTCATTCATTCGTATCTCCTTCCTGATATTCGCGGACCTGTCGCATCCACCACGGAGCAGTGACCAGCAGAATCACCGCGTACAGCATCACCCGAGGAGCCTCAACCACCAGCGCCACGATCTCATCGTCCTCGCAGATCATGTAGTACAGCACCAGTCCCACCAGCACCGCCGCCACCCAAGGCCACCAGGCCAGCGCCGCCGTCCACGCCTCGACCGTGTTCGTGTGGACTGTGACCCAGATCGGCGCGCCGATCAATAGCGCCAACAGCCCGTCGATAGTCAGCGCCAGTGGCAGGTGTCTCTGAACCTTCTCAATCTCTTTATCCATGGCTCGGCTCCTTCCAGCGCGGGTCCTGGGCCTGATATTCCCAAGGGGATATGATCACTCCGTTTGGGGTGGGCCATTCATCACAGGTATGGCCATTTACCGTCACCACTCGCGGGTCATTGATGTACTCTGCAGGCACACCCTGCGTTTGCAGGTAGGCCCGCTTGCGCTCCACCCAACTGGGATGCGCATCCTCCCAGGCCCGCTCCGCCGCCTGGCGCTCCGCCTCGCGCTGGCTGTTCGGATACTTGCTCCGCCATCCCCACAGCGCCCAGACCAGCCAGGCTGAAAATCCCAGAAACAGGATCCCGCAGATCAACGGCACGAACGGCAGCAACATTTCATCTGTGATCATCGTGTCCTCCTCGTGACCTCATGGATCTCCGCCGCCGTCAGATTGCGGCCTGCCTTCTTGCGTGCATTGAGCAGATTTTTCGTCGCTCGCCGTTCGGTAGACCTTCTTCATATCAGCCTCCTACTCCATCACACCGCCGCACGCGCGGCAGTAAGTCAACGCCGTAAACATCCGCCCCCCATGCCAGGCCACCACCAGGTCATGCACTTGCACCCCGCAGCAGCCCAGGCAGTACCGCTCATCCGCCACTACCCGCACCACCACCACGGGATTTATCGGCTTATGCACCGCCACCTCCCCCCGAACGATCGCCACGAACTGCCGCACCGCCAGCGAATTTCCTTTTTGACCCGAAAACTGCGCATAAACCATCGTTTTTCTCCAAAGTTGTCTGACAACGGTGAACGTTAATGTTCACTTAGTGAGGGTTGTGCTTTTGCAATGTTCACCGTACATATCCAAAATTTCTAATAAATAAATACTTAAGAAATAGAATGTTCACTCTGCCTAACTTTTGCACGTTTATGCGCATAAAATCACCAAAAATCACGCCCGCAAACCGTCCCGCGGACCCTCGGTGAGGGTAGTGAGGGTCTTTTCGGAGATCTTCACCGCAGAAAAAAATTTTTTTCAGCAGCAGAAAACCCGCCAGAACCTCACCGACCCTCACTATCGCGCTCCTTCCAGCCCAAGTTGACCGTCCTCGTGTCCGTACCACTTCTTCCGCTCCTCACGGAAAGCCGCATCCGCAGCCGAAGGTGTGGACAGACTCACCACCACGCCCTGCTCCGACCTCGGCTTGCTCCCGCTTTCCAGCCAGCTCACACCCCAGCGTTCGCATAGGCCGCGCACCCGTTCCTCCTCGTCCTTCATATTCACGTAAGCCGTCCCCTTGTATTGGGGCAGCCCGTCCGTCGCGCGGATCGTCTTCAGGTTCAGGAACTTCTTCATCAGTCCGCTCAGCTTGCGGCTCTTGGCCTTGAAGGCCGTCTTTTCCTCGCCATCCTCATCGTCCGAATCCCCCATCTGACGGTTCTGCTCATCCACGATCTCGTTCGTCGCCAGCGCAATGTCCTTCAGATATACGCGGTCCGCGTCCTCGGGGCGGTCGCTTACAGGGCCCCATGCCCACGCCCGCATCAAACCCTCCAGCACCCTTGCCGTAAAGGTCGAATACCGCTCACTGCGCCGTTCTTCCGTCACCGCCGCCAGGTATTGGCGCACCATCTCGCGCCCGCGCTCGCTCTTCATTACCGTCATCAGGCTCAGCGTCACCTGCCCCGTGCGCGCGTCCATCGCGCGGTCCACCGAGCTCAGGTCCACCTGCGCGTCCTTCTGCATGTTGTGCATTCGATACGTATGCAGCGCGTTGCGAATGCCCAGGCATTCCCGCTCATAGACCTCCACGGGCGGCAGGTCCAGCGGGATCCTCGGGTGCGGCTGGATCGGCAGCATCTCCTTCGTCAAACAGCGGCTGGCCGTCGCCTCGTCTTGGAAGTCCTTGCGCATCCCGATGATCTTCGGCCCGAACACGTCGAACGCCGCCGCATCGAAGTTCCCGTCCGCATTCTTCTCCGAGCGCAGGATCGGCTGGCCCTTTTCGTTCCCGCCGTTCAGGATCTTCGCGATCATGCTCGCCTCGTCGCTCTGGCTGAAGTCCGCCTCGTCCAGCACCAGCGTCGAACCGCTGAACATATCCAGGATGCGGAACAGCGAACTTGCGCTCGACCCCGCGTTCGTCATGATCGGCTGATGGCAAATCGGCCCCAGCGTCTTCAGCAGGCGGCTCTTGCCCGTGCCATAGTCTCCCAGCGCACGCAGATATGCCACCGTGCGGAACTGCGTCGCCAGAAACGTGAAAAATGGATAGATCATGCACAACTGTTCGAACGTCTCGTCCGTCCCGAAGTCGAAATATCGATAGTTGTGCGCCTTGATCGCGAACAATAATTTCTCCTCGTCCTTCAGTTCCGTCATCTCACTCGGCAGCAGTATCACCCGCTTGCGGATGATGTTATTCGCGGGGATCGGCTTCACGATCCGCCCCTGGATCATCACCTTGTCCATGCGGTCTTCCAGGTGCCCGTCGGGGAAGCGCACCGCCAGGTAGGTGCGGTCCTGTTCCTGGTCATATTCCAGCCCGATCAGGTGCTCGAACAGCCACCCGCCCGTCGTGTACACGGGTTCACCGTCGTCCTCCTCGTCTCCCTTTTTCTTCTTCGGCGCACCCACCTTCAAATGATCGTTCCAGGCCGCCTTCGAAATCCCCAGCGCCTCGCATAGACCATCCTTGAACGCCGCGCGGTCGCCCTCGTCCAGGGTTGCCACCCCATTCTTGAAGAAGCCCTTCAGCGCCTCGCTCTTCTCGCTCAGGTTCGGGATCCCCCCGATCTCCTCCGCCCAGTGGAAGATGTACGGCCTGGCCGCCTGCAGCCAGCCCGCCGCCTTCTCGGCCTGCTTCTCGGGCGCCATCCCCAGCCGCACCCATTCCTGCAATTGCGCGTTCGCGTCCTTGATGATTGCCTTATGATTCGTCATTGCTCGCCTCGTAATCTGCTCCATGCTTCTCCAGCCACTCGCGGAACCTGACCGTTTCCAATGGCTCTAAGGCGGTCCACCCTGACGACATCCACGAGTCCAGCCCAGGGCCGCCCGTCGAAGGTGAAGGCGTCGTCCCAGATGGGAGCATCGTCAAGGTATCAGTCTCGGATGCGCGCCTTAAGGACTTCGACGGCATACTTGTCCCATTCGACATAGCAGAGGTTTCGCCATCCAAGCAGATACTTGGTCCCGAGCAGTCCGCCTCCTGCTCCAGAGAAAAGGGAGAGTTCGGTAAGTGCAGCCATGTCATTCTTCATCTTCCTTATCTTCGGACTTTGTAACGTCTTCGCGCGGCATCAACCGTGTCATCTTCACGATCTGCACCTTCGCGCCCAGCAATTTGGCCGCATCTCGGATCCCCTTCTGCCCCGCTTCGTCCTCGTCCAGGTGTAGGTACAGTGCGGGGTGCTTCCGCAGGTATCCCACCAGCCGCAGCAGCCGTTCGCGGTCCTCATCCCCCAAATGCTGGGGGTCCCCCAGTAGACCACACCACGCCATCGCGCCATGTCCCCACTGCCCCCACGTGATCGCGTCTCCCTGCCCTTCCACCATCACCAGCGGGCGGTCCGTCCGATGCGCGCGGTTGAAGTACACCTGCTTCGGACCAGCCAGCAGCTTGTACGGGTTGAAGCTCTTCCACTCTCGCGCCTTCCCCTCGCTCTTGATCGTGTCGTGCCCTGGCAGATGCCTGCGGCTCAGGTACACCACCTTGCCCTTGTGCACGTGCGAATAGATCACCCCAGGCACGTCCATCAGCCCGTGGATTCTCCCATTCACAATCCACTCTGGATCAAAATCAGGATGGACCCGCAATCCTTGCAGGCTAGCCCAATGGTCTACGTCCCCTCGAAACCCCAGCACCGCTACCGCTGCGGGGCTGGTCACATCCACCCCGAACAGGTTGAACTCCCCCACCATGTCCCGCACCTGTTCCTCGCTCTTCCGCCCGCTGAACCCCACCATCTCCGTCTGGATCGTTTCATCACTCCAGCCCCTACCGCGCACGTACGCCAGCGCCTCGGCATCCGCCGCCGTCCCAACCTTCTCGTCCCCCACCAGCCACCGATGGAAGACCGCCGCCGCCACCGAAAAAGCATCAGCAGTAGCACGTGCCCGCTGAACCTCACCCTCATTCACCGCCTGGAATTTCGGCATCTCAATGTGCGTCCGTTGCGCCAGGATGCGCAGCGCCTCCCCGAACTCGCAGCCCTTCTCCCGCATCACCCACCCGAACACGTCCCCGTGCCAGTTGTGGCTGTACCAGAACGCCCGCTGCATGTCCGTCCGCACCTTCAGGCTGTCATGCTGTACCCCAACCCGCAGCCGCCCATGTCCCCGCAAACGGATCCCGCTCTCCTCGATCACCGTCTCGATCGGGTTCGCGTCCCGCACCTGCTCGATAAAATCCTCAAAATTGATGGCCATGCGTTTCTCCAGCGTTTTTCACAAAATTTTGTAGATTTGCGAGGCCGCTCGCCTCGCTACCCCTGTCAAAACTCGGGCGAAATCCCCGAGCACCCCCTCCCCCCTTCTCCCCAGCCTTATGCGACACAACCCAAGCGCCTTATCAGCCATTCTTCGCCGTCAACAACCGCGCTACATCGTGGTTTACGTCGCATAATCCGCATTCTCCGACACACAAAACTTTTCTGACGGCTTCCCAGCCCACGCCCCATAACGCATATAAAGTGAACATTGCGATTCTTCCTTCTACTGACTTTAAAATAATGAGCCGTCCACTGCCTTGACCACTCATCCGCTGGCGTGGGCTGGGATAGTTAAATTCCTTCGATGGCCGCTTCCAGTTCTGCCCAACCTGCGCGGAGATAGCGGCGCGTAGTCTCGACCGACTCATGGCCGAGCAGGTCGCGGATTTGCTCGATGGGCGTCCCGCGCTGTTCGAGCCGCTTGGCGAATGTGTAGCGCAACCAGTGCGGACTCAACCCAGGGATACGACACTCCGCTCCCAGGTCAGAGACGACGCGCTCAATATGGCGCGTGGTCAAACGCTCGCTGGATTTGCCCACAAACAATCCATTAGTAGGAGCATTCCCGCGGACGTTCACCCATCCATCCAGGGCGCGCCTAACGGTCAGGTTGAGTGGAACGCGGCGCTCCTTTGCTCCCTTGCCGTTGCGGACCCTGACCGATCCACTACGCTCGCCGATCGTAATGTCAGTTATATCCAGCATGGACGCCTCTTCGACGCGCAGGCCAGCCAACAACATTACCGCCACAACTGCCTGGTTGCGGACCGCAGTCCAATGCTCAAACGCTGTCACTGCTTCGCGCGCGCGGCGTTCAAGACGATGTACCAGGTAGCCAAATTCCTGGTCGGTGAGACTGCGATAACGCGCAGGGCGTACGCCTGCCTTTTTCGGCTCGATCCCATCCATCAGGTTGGCATAGGACGCGCCCAGCATGGAATCAACCCACTGGCAAAAGACGCCGAGCGCCCACATGCGGCTATTCCATGTGTCGGGAGCGACACGGGCCTCCTCCAGGGAGTGATGACGCCAGGCGTGTAGATCGAAATTTGTAATTTTGTGCGGCTCGAAGATGTCGCCGTATTTGGCTTCCCACCACATCGCAAATACCCGCACATGCTGGCAAGCCGCCTTGACCGATTTCTCGCTCGGCGTCCGATGGATAGGGCTGATTTTGCGATAATCCTGCTCCAGCCATGCGCGGAATTGCATTTGCCAATCTTGAGCAATCTGGAAATGGGCAATTGTTTGAGTTTTCATCATTCACCATATATTTTTGCGGAGCGGATAATGGTATCACCGTCATCCATATTTTCAAGTGCATCCGCAATGCGTTTCACTTGAGCGGCGAGTAGCAAGGTGGCGCGAATTTGAGCCTGGGCGAGTTCGGCCATGACGATGGACTCGCGGGTGGAAAAATCACCCATATAATTTTCCTGCTGTGCCACACGCGATTCGATTTCCGCCCAAGTCCACAGACTGAGCAGAGTCTCTTTATCCGCCTTACCTAAACCAGTTACATTCATAATTTTTTCGGCGCGCAGATCGTCTCGTTCCTTTTGCCTGGCTTTCTGCTCGGCTTCATATTTCATCCGCCAGGCAAAGAGTTCATCACGGTGATCTTCGAAACCTTCGGTATTTTCAATATCCCAAATGGGATCAGACATCCATGAAGCCTTCAAAGCTTCAATTTCCTCACTCGTCTTTTTAGCCATCATTCACCATCCTCTCGCACAGCCCCAATATTCAGGATCGCCGCCAATGTTTGCTGTTCACACCACAGCCGCGCCTGCTCCGCAGTGGGCTTCGAGCAAATGTAAATCTCATGCCCATTCACAACCTCGAAGCAATTCCATTGGTTGTTTTGTAAATCGAAATGATATGTATATTTCATGTTGTATCCTTTCTTATTTTTGTTCTGGTCGGTGTGACCTCTGCCGTTCGACAAAGGCCACACCATGCCAAAGGAGGAGAGAAACGAAACTTCCGTTTGCTCTTCGGCGGTGGACCAGACCGCCTATGGAACCGTGAAGGAATCGAACCTTCTCACTTGCACCGTCCAGTCCGCGCCCTGCGATCCGCAACAATCGCAGGGATGCCATTCGGGAGTTGCGCCGCTTCATGCTGTGCCTTATCGTTTCAGAGATCACGGTCTCAATCACAACGGGTTTCCGCACACCACCCGCACCGAAACCTACATGACGTACAGCGGCGCTTTAGTTTGGTATCTCCACGCGGTTGTGTTCGCGGTCTTCGAGCCAGATGATGAATTGGCTGAACAGCGTCTTCATTATTTTGAAAGCCTCTTTCGCCTCGGCGGGATTTCCAAACAGGAACGTGCCGTATGCGTGCCTTCTTTGCGCGGATCGATCCATGCGAAGCGATATTGGTTTTGGGTGGATTCAAAATTCATGGTCATGGCATACTCCTTGATGGTTTTGGCAATCAATTCGATGGCGTGCCGCCACTCGCCTTCGCGTTCTGCGGGGAGCGGAACCCATTCCACACGGAAGTCGGTTTGCATTTACTGGTCACGTTGAATGTTCTTCAGTTCTTCGATAGCGACCAATATCGTCATAAGTTCCTGCTGGATGCGGTTCAGTAATTTATCGTCGGGGGTTTCGAGCATCTTGCCGATCAATTGGCGCATGGACGTTGCCGCCATTTTTATGTCATCGAGCAATCCATTGGCTTTGTAGGGCAAGCGCCTGACGCGCGTCCTGGCTTTACGTTCTGTGCGCCGATATTCCCCGATAATCATGAAGATCCCATCAAGACCAAATAAAATCAAAAACAACAGGGCGGACTTCCACGAAACGAGCGCGCCCGCCGCCAGCGTGACCAACACGCCGCCCGCCACATATATGGAGGTGTGCTCTTTGCCTTTGAGTTTGTCCATAAGACGATTGTAGAAATACCCAAACACTGGCAAAAGGATGGACACCGCCACAATCAAAGGCAGAAAAATCTGCAAATTCGCCGTAAATTCATTCAAAAAATCGCCCAAATTGACCATCTGCCACTTCCTTCGAGTATTCTTGGAGTAACTTCTCCGCGCGCTTACGGACCAGCTTAGCCAGGATCCGCATCCCCTCCCGATAGGCTGCCTCACGATCCGCAGGCAGCGGAACGGCAACCAATGACAAATCGACCTTTAATTCGTTCACACATGAATAGGACCGCTCTTCAGCGTGGTCAGCGCTCCGTTTTTATCCCGCTCGAACACCTCGGGCAGTTTGGCGCACAGACAGTCAATGGCCCAATCCATCCGCCAATCGTTGTAGACCATCATCACCATCAGCAAATAATCGGTCCGCATATCGCTGTGATATGCCTCCCATTGATGAACAGCCCCCCGCGTCACGCTGGTATTGACCAGCTTCTCGTTCAAAGCATCGGCAAATTCAGAAAAGCTCTTATTTTGCTTTTCGCGCCAGTATTTCGTAGCCTCGGATGTGTTTTTGAATGTCATGTGTCTGCCTAACTTTGTATAATTTTCTTAGTCGTCTGACTAACTTAATTTACTACGGGATTATGAAAATGTCAAGAGCACTATACAGAATTAGCAAAACTGGTTATCCTGCTTTTATGCTTAGCCCCAAACCCACCCTTGCGGAATTATTGACGCATCACTATCTCGAATATCAAAAGCGCTCAGGTGGGATGAAAAAACTGAAACAATTCGCGGAATATCTCGAAATCCACGAGGTAACGCTCAACCGCCTGATCAACGGGAAAAGGAACGCAGGCCCCGCGATGCTTGTTCGGCTTGGAAAAAAATTGGAAGACCCGCGCTTCTATGAATTGGCAATGGCTCCCTACTCAGGCGATAAAAGTCCAGTGCTGGATTATGTAGATCGAAATTGGGAAAGCGCGCCTGAAGACGTGCGGCTGCGTATTGCAGAAATGCTGGCCCCGTACACCACTGAACCCATCCCCCACGCGAATGAGAAACGAACAAAACCCTCTGAATCCTGAAACCTGGAAGCGTACCCCGCTTTATATTCGAATAAAGATCGCCTGGCTCATCTACAAAAGTGTGACCTGGTTGCGCTGGCGTGAGCGCATCCTACGCCTGCTGGTTCGCGTCGATCTCTGGTTTTTCCCGCCGCTCATGTTCTATGGGGCCTATCTCATCTCATCTCGCTACCTCCCCATCCATCCCATCCGCATCATCGCCATAAATGCCAACGCATTCATGGCCGCGTCTTTGTCTCTCTTTCTGCTCCGTCCCGCGACGAGATATAAAGCGCACTGGATTCACTGAAAGGGGTCACTATGCCGTTTCGCTTTCGCCGCATTCTCTCGCTTGGCAAAGGCTTACGCATCAATCTCAGCAAATCTGGCCTTAGCACATCTATTGGCAAGCCTGGAGCCAGCCTCAATCTCGGCTCGCGTCCGCGCGTCACTATCAGCGCGCCTGGCACAGGCATGTCCTACTCTCAGCCCATCGGGTCAGGCCGCGTTCCAGCGTCCAGGCAGACCAAGACCATCATTACCCTGGTCATCAGTTTGTTTCTGCTCTGCTTCATTACCGCCTGTTGCATCGGCGTAATATTCAGCCAAAACGAAGACCCATCTACGAAGACCCGCACGGACCCGATCCCTCTCTCCACTGATTTCCTCCCTACTTACATTGCCGCTACCTACTCTGCCGCGTCCACACAAACCCGCATCGCTGAACCGTTTACATCTACCCCCTTTATCTACAATTCCCCCGTGCCCGTCATCACATCCACTTATTCTTATCTTCCCACCCTCACTCCGATCCCATCCAACACACCTTTCGTCCTCACCAGCCCCACGCTTTACTTCACAGGTGATTCAGATTGTCCATGCACGGGCGACCTGCTCGATTGCAAAGACTTTCAAACCCATCAGCAGGCGCAGGCTTGCTATAACAAATGTCTTGCTGCTGGGGTTGGGGACATTCATAGAATAGATCAGGAAGGCGACGGGCAAGCCTGCGAATCTCTCCCATGACATACCTCTCGCCACCCACTGCCCTGCCGCCTGGTACCCTCGTCGATTGCTACGTCCGCGACTCGGGCGGCCTGCGCCAGGAACAATCCACCGAACAGCAACTCCGCCAGATCGAAACCTACTGCCTCCAGCACGGGCTCGTCCTCCGTCACCGCTTCATCGATGCCGCCCGTTCTGGAGGCTCCGCCGTGGGCCGCGAAGAATTCGAGCGCATGGTCGAACTCTACAGCCAACCCTCCAACCGACCCCACGGCCTGCTCCTCTGGAACTACGCCCGCTTCGCCCGCAACTTCGACGACGCCGTGTACTTCAAGGCCACCCTGCGCGGCATCTACAAGATGACCGTCCACTCCCTCAACGACCACATCCCCGAAGGCGACTATGGCCGCATCGCCGAATTCTTCATCGACTTCTCCAACGAAGAAAAGCGCAAGCAGACCTCCAAAGACACCAAACGCGGACTGCGCGAACTGGTCGAGATCTACCACTGCGTCCCAGGCATTCCCCCGCGCGGATTCAAGCGCGAACCCGTCCACATCGGCACCTACCGCGATGGAACGCCCCGCAAAGCCCACCGCTGGGTCCCCGACCCCGAGCTGGCTCCCCGCGTCCTACGCGCCTTCGAGCTGCGCGCCGCGGGCGCATCCCTGCACGTCATCAACAAAGAGACCCGCCTCTACAAATCCCAAAACTGCTTCGCCACCTTTTGGCCCAACAAATTGTACATAGGTATCTTGGAGTATGGTGATATCGTTGTAGAAGACTACTGTCCGCCCATCGTACCCCGCGATCTCTGGGAAAAGGTCCAGCAAGTCCAGAACCACTACACCCCCGCCGCTTCCCGCAACTCGGGCAGCATCCACGATCCGCGCCGCGCCAACAGTCGCTTCCTCCTCTCGGGCCTGGCCAAATGCGGCCAGTGTGGCTCTCCCCTCTTCGGACACTCCTCCAAGAACCGCAGCGGCTCCCTCTCCGACAGTTACATCTGCACCCGCGCCTACCGCAACCGCGACTGTACCAAAGCCCGCATCCCGCGCGCCATCCTCGAAGATGAAGTCCAGCGCCTGATGCGGGATGTCGTCCTCCAGCCCGAGAACATGCTCCACCTCGCCGAAGCCCTCACCGCCAGCCAGACCGACCAACTCGAAGCGGACCGCCGCCGCCAGTCTGAACTGATGCATGATCTCGCCACCGTCCGCCGCCAGATCGACAACGTCACCGACGCCATCGCCGAACGCTCCAAATCCACCGCCCTCCTCAGCCGCCTCGCAGACCTCGAACAAAAGCACGCGGACCTGGTGTTGGCTCAGTCCGAGCATGCCCGCACCGCCCTGCAGCCCCTCCCCGACATCCACCCCGACCTCCTGCGCCACATCCTCGACGACATGCGCGCCACCCTCGCCGAAGGCGAACCCGCCGAACGACAGTTCCTCCTGCGCGCCCTCCTGCACGAAGTTCGTGTAAAGCGCGAAGGCCACACCCTGCACGGCCAGATCGAATACTTCTACCCGCCCGAATCCCCCCCAAAAGCCCACGGCCCCGATAAGCGCGCAGTGTCTACACCTCGCACCTCGTCGGGGCCGCCTTTTCGTAGACACAGCATCATCGTCCACGAATTCGCGGCAGAAATAAAACACTCCCATCCGAAATGATGGGAGTGTTTGCTTATGGGATCGTGACCACGCATTCGCTTTGACCTCTCAGCCGCGCCAGGTCCAGGTCATACACGCTGACCCACTTCTGCCTCACGAAGCGCACGCCCTGAAAGACCTTCACCAGACTACACGACGGCGGCTATTGCGGAATCAACAGCGGCGGCGAGATGGTCCTTAGTACTCGTAGATTACATCCATGACGCACGTGCTGAAGGTTGCGGTCGTGGCGGCGGGGGATGCCTCGATGACCGAAAAGGTGACCAGACCGACATCGGTAGAGACGATCGCGCCGCCTACAAATGCGGAGATCTGCGAGGCGGAAGCGTTGTACCAGTCCACCAGCCAGCCGCCACCACTGGACCAGTTGGTCATCACGTCGCAGGTAGCGCCATTCCTTTGGTTGCCGCCCATAAACACGGTATAAGGTTTTTCAGCAATGCCGATGACGATCTCTACATCCATCGCCGCCGTATTATTCCACTTGCGATAGGTCGCGCTGTTGTATGTATGACCGTCGGCAAAGTTTGTCTTTTTGGCAGAGGTCAGGACGCGGTTGTAATAGTTCCACACGTGCTTGCGCGTCGGCGTGGTGCTGTTGACCGTCCCACCGATAATGTCGCTGGACTTCTTGGCGCCGTCGATGTACACCGTGCCGACGTAGCGTCGATCCGCCGCACCGTTCTTGACATAGACCCCGTCCTGTTTGTCCAGTGCGGTAGATCGGGTTGTGGTGTTGGCCCAGGCCACAGCCTCCAGCGTGAGCGCGCCGCTGTTGTCATAGACAAAGATGTCGTACGGGCGCGAGGCCGTCGCCAGGCTGGTGAGCGTTAGACTGATCTCGGTGAGGGTATAGAGTTTCCACGCGCTCGACGTGTAGAGTGAGATGAGATTTCCCGTTGGCAGGGGGGTTAGGTACAACGTCGAGCCATCCGTGACCGAGGCCATTGGATAGGGAGTACCCGATGTGAGGGTCAAACGTCCCTGGAAAACGTATTTCGAAAACCCCAGCGGCGTGCTTCCGCCCTGCAAAATGGCAAGGGCTTGGTCGGCGGTCAAATCGGTGGGGTCGCCTGTACCAGCGCCCGCCGCTCGACCCTTGATCGAAGACTGGGCCATGTTCGCCGCTTTGTCGTTGGTGACCACATCGTTGGCGATGGTCGTTACATTGCTACCTTGCGGAGCGGTCACGTCGCCAGTCAGGGCAGCGCGGGTAAGCAGGGGGGCAGCGTCGACATATACCAGTGTCGTGTCGATCATTGCGCCGACGGCGTCCTGCGCATCCTCTGCGGTGAATGCGGCTGGAATGGTCGGCAGGCCACTCAAAGACGAGTAGGCGATCTGCGCCCCGTCTCCGCCGTTGTGATCGTGGCTGTCCCCGTTGGTGACGCCCTTTGCGGCGGCGGCATAGATTGAATCCAACGAAGTGCGAATGATGGTAACGAACTCTGCCAGGGTCTTCTTGATCCAGTTTCCACTACCGTCGCCGACCTGTACGTCATTCGCTGCCGTTGTGGTAGGCGGAGCCTTTGCGCCTGCATCGCGCCCCCAGCGCAGGTCTACGAAGTCATTGACCTGCTTGTCTTTGTGGATGCGGTCCATACCCGAATACAGGCGCACCGCCCATAGTTCCAACTGACCCGCGTCTGGCATGGGGATTTCGTCCATCGTCAACAGTTCGGGCGCTTCTACCTGCGTCCCCGCTTTGGCCGTCAGCGTGCCCGTGTCATCCACTTGCAACAGGGCATAGATCGCGCCATTGGTCGGAACCAGGCTGGAGAGATTTATCTCGGGCGGCTGGATCTTGACATACTTCGTCCCGTCCATCCATTTGATGATCGCCGCGTACAACTTGACGTAGAAATCTCCGCCCGTGCCTGGCATGGCCAACAGCGGCAGGAACTGATTCCCATCCACCCACACCGCATCCTCATTCGGCCACTGGTGCTTCTCGCCATGCAAGGGCAGCGAGGCCGTCAGCGGTTTACCGTAGACGTAGCGCTCGCTCAGCACCTGCATCATGGCAGGGTTGTACTCATCCTTGCCGATCCAGACCTTCATGTACGGTCGGTTCGGCACCTTCGCATTACTGACCACGATCACGTCGCCATTCCGCAGCGTGACGTAGACCAGCCCTTCGCCCGCCACCACCGTCCCGTCTGCACGGCCCAGCAGGCCAGGCACCTTCTTTTGTCCGAAGACGCGCTTCTGCAAGCGCCCAAACGTCCTGTTGATGGCCTTCAGCGGATTCATTCGATCACCTTGATGAAATCAATGTTAGGCAAGGGGCAGACATAGCCCAAATTCCCATCCATGTTGGTCCATGTAGTCCCGAAGTCGGACGTGAAATACACCGACCCGCCCGCCGCCGCCCAGCGCTGCGTGGAATACAGGCCCCACCCGAACGCCTTGGTGCCGAGCGGCAGCACCGCACCCAGCGACGACCAGGTATACCCGTAGTCGCTGGATTTGTAAGATGCGCTCGCCGATCCATCGGCCGCCATTAAATACTGCCCAGTGGGATCGACCGCCAGATAATTTTCGTTGACTGAGAACGTCACGCCGCTATGGCCCGTCTCGTCGATGGTTGCCCCGTTGCCCGTCACATATTCAAATACCGCGCCATGCACTACGAACAGCGTTCCGCTCGACCCCGCGCGATGGTGTAATGTGGGTTCCGCCGCTCCCGCCGTCAGGTCAGTGGGGGCGCTGATTGTGCTGCCGTTGATCGTCCACAAGGCAGGGTGCCAAAAAATTGTTCGCTTCTGGCCCGTCAACACCCACAGGCCCGCGCCATACGAAAGCGATCCACGGCTCTTATTCACCTCCGTCAAATGCGCGCCCTTCGTGAATCCGCCCGCGTTTCCCGTATAGATATACCCTTCGTCGGTGAGGGGCCAGCCGATCTTCGTCTTCAACACCGCGAAGCCGATCTGATCGTCTGCCAGCGCGTTCATCCCCAGCGCGTCCAGCTCGACTGTATAGCCTGTCGTCACGCCCAGCGCGGACTTGATCCAGTCCGTGTCGATCAGTCTCGTGAACACGCCGCCAATGCTGGCCGCGTACCAGATCTCGTTCCAGACCGCCTCGGACGGGCTGTAATATCCTAAATAGATGCGTCCGTAATTGGTCACGAGGATGCGCGTCATGGCCGTGCCTTTGTGGTTGGTATCCAGGCCGCCGTTGACGAATTGCCACTGGATATCGGCGGGATCTTCCGCGTCGCCGTTCTCGGTGTAGAGCAGACCGCGCGTGCGCTCCTTGATCAGCACCTTTTTCGGACGTAGGCCCGTATTTGTGCCAGGCAGCAGCGGAGGGGCGGTGGGCGGCGGTCCCGAAGGGGGCTCGCTCAGGTCCTCATCAATGCCAGGGATATCCCCGTTGCACGAATTCAACTCGAACGTCTCAGCCTCGGCCTCCAGCACGGTCTCGATGCAGCCTGCCTCCTCATCGTAACTGAAGCGGATGCCGCGTGGGATCAGGTTGAAGCTCAGCGCCACGCCGCGCGGATTTTCCTGCGCGGCCACGTCCAGCGCCACATATTGATGCGGCACCAGGTCCATCACGCGGAAGTTGCTCGGCAGCCGCAACTCGATGTCGGGGTATTCGTTGTTGCGCCAGCCATCCAGCAGTCCCGCCAGTTGATTCAGTTGCACCTGTCCGCTGATTACGAACTTATCGGCCTGCATACCCCCGCCCTCGCGTCCAGGGATGTGGCCGTAGGAAAGCGAGTAATAACTCTTCTCGCGTCCGCTGTTGTCGCACGCGATGCCACTCAGGTCGATCTGGCTCGTGTCCTTTGCGGTCACGCGCTTGATGTCCCAATCGTTCTGCAGGTCCGCGCTGGTCAACGTCATCACCGTGGGCCAGGCGGAGCGGTCTGATTCGGGCACCATTTGCGGATCGACCCTCAGCCAGAAGCGTCCCAGTCCATCCACGAACGGGATCGAGAAGTTGCGGTCCGCGAAATTGCTGATCAAGTCCCACAAACTGCCCGCCGAGGAATCCAGCTTCTTGACCAGGTTCGTGTCGCCTGTCAGCCGCACGTCCATGAGGGTCGTGATGTTCGAGCGTACCGCCAGCAGATGCCACACGCCGCGGTCCACCGTCATGCCCGCCATCTCATCCCAACGGCTGGGCGTGTTCGTCGCCAGATTCAGCACGGGCGCAAACCCGTCCATCTTGTTCAGCCACCAGTTCGCCCCCTTGACCGAGAAGCGTACCGCCCCGCCGTCCACATCCACCTGGATGCTATCGCCTGTCACCCAGCCGCCCATCAGGATATGCTCGTTGCCTTCCTCAACGCCGATGCTGCCTTTCACGCCCCCGAACCAGTCCTCCGTCCACAGGATGCAGCGCGCGCGGTCGCGGACCGTGGCCTGGTCCACGCCCGTGTACAACTCCACGTCGAACGAGGCTCCGCCGTCGCTCAGGTCCACTTGCGCGTTGCGCCAGCGGCATGGGACGGGCGTCCCCACCACGTAGATCGTGCGCACGCCCTTCTTGGTCTTGCCGTTGTCTGCTTCCACCGTGCAGAAGATGTGATACGTGCCCGCCGTGCGATAGGTGAACGACGGCGTGGCCGTCGCCAGCCCGCTGGTAGAGTGTGCGCCTGGCGCGCTCCACGTGTAACCGGTAATGGTCCCATCGAAGACCCACGAATCGGATGCATCTCGATTCACCGTCACCTCGGTCGCGTCCTGTTCATATACGAACGAGATCAATTCGCAGTAATAGCCAGTTGAGAGCGCATTTTTCGTCCCTGTCACCACGAACTCGATGGTATGCGAGCCTCCAACTAGGTCACCGCTATCGTATACTTCCACGTCCCAATCCAGAACGCTGTTGTAACCATCCACCGTGGCCACTACGTTGCCATCCAGCTTAATCGTGGCAACGCCTTGGTTATCGGCCTGCACCGCGTGGACCTTCACCCGTCGTCCCGTGAACGTATAGCTGGCTTTATCTCCTGTCGTCGAAGAGAATTTGCCATGCGCCTCGTTTGTCCATGAACCCGTGAAGGTCGGAAGTCCCCCCAGTGCCGTCACAGTGATGGTATCGATGACATCCTCCAACACTGCCACCACGTCCGCACCCATCACAGGCACAGGCTCATAGTTCTCGTGCTGGTCAGTATAGGCATTGTCATAATCTGCAAATGTTCCATCATCCACGTGCATGTGGATCGGCCACGGCAGGAACTCGTCCAGCACGGTGATGTACTGGTCATCCGCCAGCGCCAGCTCGGACGTTTCGCCGATGAACAGCACCGTGCTGCTGCCTGCCTTGCGGACTCGGGCAATGCCCACGTCGCACGCGCCCGCGCTCGTCCCGATCCAGACCGTCATCTCGGGCAGCACGTCCAGGTACGACCCCGCCGTCACCGTGTCGAACGTGATCTGACCCACGCGGTCCAGGCTGGGGAAGGTCTGGTTGATGCGCGCCTGCAGCACGATCTTGGGCATCTCCAGCCCTGCCACATACCCCTTGCTCCATTGCCCGTTCGAGCGCAGTTTGGTCTGCTCGCCTGCGGTTGCCACACCTCCGATCATGCCAGCGCCTCCAGCATCGTGAAGCGGATCGACAGGCTCTGCTTGACGCCCGCCATCCAGCGCTCTTCCTTTTCGGGCCAGTGCATGACCGCGCTGAAATCGGCATACGTGTCGTCATTCAGCTTCGTGCGGATGTAGATTGTCGTGCTCAGGTCGGTACAGAAGGTCTTCAGCATGTCCCGCTCTTCCAGCGTGATCAGCGGGAAATCCCACTGCGCGATGGGTGCGCCCAGCCCGCGCATGGAACCATCCCCCATCCGCACCGTCTTGGCATATGGCAGGTACCCGCTGCGCGGCGCCGTCACAGGCGTCGCCAGTGCAGACAGGTTGGTCATCGTGCCTTTGCTCGTTCCGATCTCAAATTCGTGTGCCATTTTCCTTTCCTCTCGTCAACCCCAAAAGAGTGGAGCCGATCTTGAAATCGCTCATTATATATTCTCCAATTCCCGCGCCAGACGCGCAAAGATACGGTCGTTATTTTCTTCCATCATTTCACGCGCCTGGCGGATGGTAAGTCCGCTGGCAAAATGGAAATTATTAAATTGCTGGCTCGATGAACTTTGATTCAAGATCGGGTTCGCCATCGCCTGAGCCATGGCGTTGGGGTCATTCTGACCCCAGCCACGCAGATAGCCAAGCCAGGAATATTTTCCGCGCTTCTCGAATTCTCCCGAAGGCGAATGAATGGCCAATTTGCTGTCAAACGCTTTCATCAATTCGCTGGCGGCTTTTATTCCCGCGGCGATCAGCGCAGGAATGCCTCCCAAAAGGCCATTGACGATACCTATGATGACAAATTTACCAACCTGTGACCAGTTCACACGCTGGAAAATCTGCACAATATAATCCCGCGCCCGCGCGAAAAAATTGAGAACATTCTGCCAGGCAGTTTGTATCCAGCCCGCCCAGCCTGCAAATGTCGCTTTGTTTTGCCCAACCCAGGCGTCCCATGCGCCGCGTAGATTTTCGAGCGCTTTCGCCGTCCCTAATTTCAAATCCGTCCACATTTGCGAAAAGCCCCATTTGACAATGAACCAGAGTTGTTTCGCTGTCGTGGTAATGCCCATAAAATTGTTTTTGAAAGCGAGATAAACCAATGCAATCGTGGCGATGATTAACAATAACGGGAGAATAACAGTCAGGGCAGAGGCGGCAATGCCAACAATCGCCGTGCCAGCCGCGCCTGCTGCGGCCGTGATGGAGCCGAGAGAAATGCCCAGCTCATTGAGTATGCCGATAAAACCGATGAGCGAACTGACGACGCCAATGACTGAACCTGCAAACGAAATGAGCGGGCCCATAAGCGCAAGGAACCCCAATAAAATCAGAATTCCCTTCTGCACAAATGGCGGCATATTATTGAATGCTTCCAGCATTTTATTGATTGCTTTTACGCCATCCAGCACAATCGGCAGCAGATTTTTGCCAAGCGTAGCCATTGCATCAGCAAACTCTGCCTTCAAAATGCGGGTCTGATTCGCAAGGCCATCCGATGTGCGGGCAAAATCTCCCTGTGCATTGGAGGTTTGTTCCAAAATGAGCGCATAGCGCGCCTGTAACAGAGCGGCCTGCGATACCTCTCCATTGGCATCGGCCAGTCCCATCTGCACTGCTTTGGCTTTGACCGCAGTCATCGTCAGGTTTATACCCAACGTCCGAAGCGGCTCTACTTCTCCAACCAGTCCCGAACGCAATTTCTCCAGCACGACATTCGGGTCCAGATTGTTGAAAGACGCCAGGTCTGCGGCCAGTTCCACCAGGCCTGTGGACATTTCAGCCGCTTTATCTTTTCCAAGCCCCATACTGGTAAACAAATTTCCAAATGTTCCCGCCGCCTCGAGCGCCTGTTGTTTGCTCATGCCGAATGCGGTGGCTGAATCCTGCGCCCATTTCAGGACCGATTCAGACATATCTCCAAAGACAACTGAGACCTTATTCCGCGTTTCTTCCAGATCGCTGGCCGCTTTGACTGAGGCCGTACCCAATGCCAGGATTGGCAGAGTCAATCCAATCGTCATTGCATTACCGACAGATTTCAAAGCTCCTGCCACCTGCAATCCAACCGAAGAAAGATTCTGCAAATTGGTCGTTGCCGTGGAAACGCCGCGCTGGACGCCGCTGGCGTCCAGTTCCACTTTTCCGTATGCGCTTCCAAGTTGGATTGCCATTTACCAAACTCCTGACTTCGGTATCCTGATTTTCTTCGTGACGCGCGCTTTTGCGCTGGCAAATTTCATGTTCCCCTTCCCAATGGGGGTGGGGCTGTCGCCGTGCATAACCGCGGCCTCCGTTCTGAGGCCGATCAGCGCGCACGCTTCATCAATTTGCCAGGCGGTCCAATCGGTATGCAGATTCAGGATCGAGCTCGGCCTCGTCGAGTACCGTTTTCCCAGCACGTCCAGCCTGAGCAGGTTGTCTCTCGTCGCGAAAGGGCTGCACCGCCGCCGTCTCACGATTGATCCAGTTGAAAACGGCCATTTTGTCATCGCCTGGCAATTCATCGAGACCCAGATGTTCGTCATCTCCATGATCGGCAATCGGCGGGTCTTTTATGGCAATTTTCATGAGCGCATCCATCAACTGCCCAAATTCAGCCGCATTCTGCGAAATCGCGTTAAGATCCAATTCCTGTCGCCCATTTCGCGCGGCTTCCTCGCCCAGCGCCAAAATTGATGGCGGCAATTTGCCCGTGAATATCAGATCGGTGATGGTCACATCTGCGACCATCACCTTCAACCCGCTGGGCAGCGTAAGCTCATGCATACGTCCCGCCCGCCAGTTTGCCAGTTCCGCGCGGCGGTCATTTTGAGATTGAGCAACATGCTCGAGATCGTTTTTTTTCGGCATTTCATCTCCACTGATTACTGATCACTGACTACGAAGTGGGTAAATCATGGGCAGTTTCGTTTTGGACCCAATCGTAGATTCCGTTCACCCCGTCATCAATACCGATACCCTTGATGCTGGGTTTGGCGATTTCACCGTATTTCAGCGAGCCGTCCAGCCCGTCGGTGACTTTGGCTTTGTAGATAATGCAATGCACATCATCATCGCCCTCGCCGAGCGACTTGCCGTAGATTTTGAAATACGGCAGACGCACCGCGCCAGCATGATTCAGGGTTTTGGCCTGGTTGGGTGTCGTGCCAGTGGTAGTGGTGCTGGTGCCATACATGATAGCCAGCGCTTCCAGCGGCATGGAGGAAAACTCCAGTTCCCATTCAATGGCGTCACGGACAGCTACTACGCCGCCCAATTTGTCGTCGCCCTGCGCTTCTGCCGAACGAATGCGCTCCTTGAATTTCAGCGTCACAGATTCGGGCAGGTCTACCTGCGTGGTGCCGCTGATATTGGTCAGTTTGATGTCGTTCAAACCGTAAACGATGGGGGTGGTATTCAAAGCCATTTCAAATCTCCTTTACAATTTTCGCTTTGCTACAAATCGCAGCGATCCCAGCGCGCAATCCAACGCCGGGTCATGCTGTCCCTGGATGGTTACATCATGCTCGATATTCCATACGCTCACTCCTATTTTCTGCTCATTCAGGTCATTGAAAACATAATTCATCGCCTGCTCGATCACGTCATAACCTGAACGTTGATAAAAATAAACCGTGACGGGCGTTTGAACGCCGCGCCGCGTCGGTCGCAATTTAATCTCTGTGCCTTCCCTGATCAGCGCGCATGGCTTGATTTCACCATTCGCGTCGAAGGCGGCAGGTGTTAACTGCCTGCTGATCTCCATCACATCTGCATATATCCCGCCTGTCAACAAATCCATCAAAGATATATCCGCCTCGAGAGCGCCCTTGATACTATTGCTTAGAGTCATTTCAACCACTCCGACAACTCTGTACCCAACAGCCACACCGCCAGGCCAATCGCCTGCGGCAAAATGGACGCCTCTACATTTCCGCCGATGTCCTGCGCGTATTGATCCATTTCAGGCCATGCCTGTTCGCCTGTCATCCAGCCGCGCAGTTGAGAAATAAATTCTTTCTGATCCATCAACACTGCGGTTTTGAAGCAAAAACAATGCGGGTGAATCGGCAGTTCGATTTCGCCCTTCGGATAAACCCCATCACCATTCTCGCCGCCCTCCACAATATCATCGCATTCATCGCGCTCCGGGTGCGCCGCCGATAGATGGATTTTTTCCTGCTCAACCCAGGGCTGCATCGCCATCACCTTGTCTGTGGCCAACGAATGGATTTTCTGGATTTCCGTGCGCGCCAATCGCAGGGCGTTATAACTCACGCCGCGCTCGTCGCACGCATCGCCCGAAAGCAAACCGGTTGTTGATGTAGTCTTTTCTTTGGCGGTCATCCCATATAGGCGCGTAGATGTCCAGCGCGGGCAATCTGCATTCGCGCCCAGAAATTGTTCGAGCAATTTCGCCGTGTCCCATGCGCTCGATCCATTTGCAATCGCCTGCATCAACACCTGATTGATACCATCTCTGGTTTCGCGGTCCAGATTCCAAATCCGGCTGGATAGATTCAGGCTCGACCCGCCATACAGATAATTCTCGGCCACATCGAGCAAAATACGGATCTGCGGACTGAATACTCCATCCTTCACGGTCTCGGTCAGCGCTTCACTGACCACCGATGACTGATCACTGACCACCGGCCTGATCACCCTCTCATGCATCACCGCCAACACCCCAAATGGAATCCAGGCCGCTTCCCTGCGGGCTTTTAAAAATTGCGCTTGCCATTCCTTAAACATATCTCCCCAGGCTCTCAGGAGATCGGTCTGCAATGCAAATCCGCTTGCACCATCCAACACGCCATCCCTGCCGCCCGCTTTTAGAATCAATGCGGTCGCCTCACGGCCAAAATCAAGCAGCATTTCATGCGTCAGCGATGTGAAATAAATCTGCAAGCGCATTTGCGCCTTGAATGACGCCTGGTATAGTTTTCCCAGCGGAACCGCTTCGAGCTGCTGGAGCAATTTCCTGGTATCCATTAGATACTAAGCCCTTTCAGCGTCGCGGCAAATTTCTCGCTATCCATGCCGTCACCGGTTAGGATTTCGAGATCAACGCCGGGGATGAACTGCGCCGCTAATGATTGTATTAATTCTTCCTTGACGCCCAACACGCGCAGGCGCATCAACGCATCTGCCAGGTCTCGCAAGCCGGTGGGAGTCAGTCCCTTTGCCTTGCGCCATATGATTTCATATTTCAAACTGGCTGGCAGAATACCTTTCAAAGTCCATTGCAACTCCACCAGCGGTTTGACGAATTCCTCCGTCAGCCATTCGCGCCCATCCTCAAGCGTTTCCTCATATTCGGCTCTTTTCTCGCCCAGCACATCGCGGTTCAGCCCGCTCCCATAGCCAATCAATTCCATAGGGGTAGGAGACGCAAAATACATCGTCTCTATATGATGGGTAATATCCGCAATTTCATTCAAATGCGCGTCTCCCTGAATCATTGCGATCGAGCCTGGTTTATTGGTGTAATAATTGCGGACCGCCGCAAAAGGATTGGCTTCGGCGGCTTTATTTGTCTCTTTGTAAGCCTCTAAATCAGCCACAGAACCCTCTACTACATGGTGCAAAATTGTTCCGGCGCGTGTCTTCCGCCGCACCGATACGTCAATTTCTCCTTCACTGACGCGTTTGAACGCGCCTGTGGAAGACGCCCACATAGGCATACCATAGCGGTCCTCCTCATCATGATCCCAACGGACATGGATGATCTGCCATTGGGCAAACCAGATTGCATCACGTGGCGGCTCAGCCGTCATCCAGGATTGCGGAGACATCCAAAACGCTTTCTGCGGATTATCAAATTCATCGTAAGAATTGCTTGCCCGGCGCATCTGCAAAGTCGGTTTACGCGAAAGATTGACGATGTCCATATTCTCGTCTACCACTACCTCATAGAACGAATCGCCATCCCTGCCTGTCAGACGGGTCACATCCTGTAATTTTTTGGCAAGTCCCAGGCGATTAATCAATGCCTGCGAAATTTCCAGCGCCTGGGTGTTCGCTGTTTTGACAAAAAAGCCCGCTCGCACGAGATCGGTCGCGTAGACGCGCAGAGCTTTCTTTACGCGCGGATCGGTTTTGTACATCAACCTGCAAGTTTTGATAATAGCCTGGCGCTCGGTATCCGCCTTCAAACGTTCATACACAGATACCGTTTCCGACGCGCTGCTGCGTTGTTGAGATATGGCTGTAGTTTCAACAGCCGCAGGCGGATTCATAAAAGCATTGATTCGATCTCGCAAAGACGCCATGCTATCCTCTGAATAAATCCTGCACCATGCGCTCTAAACCCGGCAGGTTTTTTTCCATCGTTGACATGATAACGGCATATCTGCCGCCGTTGGATAATTCCAGAAATTTTCCATAGAATACGCTGTGTCCAAGCGTGATGATCAACGTATTGTCGCTTCCGCTTTCGATGGTCACATCGCTAATCAGGCCCTGCGCCTCAGGCGTGACCGTCCCAGTGACTGGCGACAACCCGAAACCATCCACTGCAAAGAATAAACCGCCGCGCGCATTGCCGGTACGATCCATCCATGGCGCATTCACACGCGCCTCATCCTGAATGGATTGGCCCCAATAGGTAGCCGCAGCCTGCACCGCCACGAATATTTTTTGCCCATACGCCCCGATATTTGGAACCAGTTCCTTTTCAGGCGGTATTACCCATCGAAAGCCAGTATTCATTCCACTACCACTGCTTCCGCAATCGTAGCCGCCAGGCGGTTGGGCTGGACAAACACTACCCGCAGCAACAATCCGTTCCAGTTAAAGCGATCATCCTTCGCGATGTCCGCGTCATATTCCATCAGCACAAATGCGGCCTGTCTTGCCTCACGCGCCGCCGCCGACTGAAAATTTGCCGCCCGTCCGCCCGCCATCTCGACACGCATGGCTTGCTCAGGCAGAACGGTCTCGCCGCGCCGAATGGCGATGTTTTGCTCATTCTCCGCGCGCACAATTCGCAAATGGTGACGTGCCTTCGTCCAATTCATCATGAGATTGCCAGCCTCGTGCCAGTATATTGCTTACAAGCCGCCTCATATTCCTGTCGTTTCGATTTGGCACTATCCTGATTCGAAGAACCGAGTTTCACGCTCACCGCTCCGAACGAATAGCCTTCCACTCCGCCCGCCGAAGCATCCGCCTGTTTCTGGAAACAAATTTCCGCCGCCTTCAATAAAATAATTCGGACTTCCTCATCGCCCGCATTCAGCAGATTATCATTGCTGTCGAATACCCACGCGGATTTATATTTGAAATCTCGCGTCATGGAATATGTGGGCGTAGGCTTGAAAGTAATCTGTTTGTTTATAATCACATATTCCTCTTCCCAATCTGCCGAAACGGGAATAATCCCATTGTTGGTGATGATCACGCCGTCTGCGCTTACCAGGCTTTCCAGCATCACCAGTTTCATAAAATCTTCGGGCAGGGAATATGTCGTGGTGCCGGAAACAATGGGCAGCTCGCCGAATTTCATCAATCCGCACCGGCGCGAAAAATCCAGCGCGGCATCTTTTATTGCCTGCTGATATTGCGCCATAGATGGCACGCCATCCACCGCGGGAACTTCCTGATGCAAAAGCGTGACCAAATCTGCAAGAGTGCTCATGGTTTCCTTTCCCTTTTCCCCTTCCCCCACATCCCAGAATATGGGGGAAGGGTTTAGGTTATGGATCGGGACTACGCCTGAATCTTGATGTACGCGCCCTTGTTCGCCACAGGTGATTCGGTCGCGTTGAATTCCTCGGTGTAATACTGATCGGCGGCAACCAGTTTGCCGTTGCTGTAGGTCGGGAATGGACCGCGCACCTGCATCGGCTGGAAAACGCGGTGGGCCACCAGCTGGCGGTTCACCACCAGCGCATACGACTCGCTGAATTCCGGCGATGAGAAAATGGGCAGGCCCTTGATTCCGCCCGCGAACCCAGCCGCGTTCAGGAACGCATTCGGGAAGCCCGTGCGCGTGAAGCCCGTGGCCCAATTCGAGAGCAGGTCAGCATTCGTCATGCTCATGATGATCGCGGTCGGCTCCCAGAATCGGTTCGCCACCAGAACTTTCGCCGAACCCAATTTTGCAGCCATCAGGCTGATGTCATCGGCAGAAATATCATGCGTACCGCCGCTGTTATTGGCCACAGAGAGCACGGAAGTCAGCGCCTTGTACAGGATACCCTGGTCAATCTTGCGGCGTGTCTGACGGATCAGGTTTGCCATCGTGCGGGCAACCGCATCCCAGCCGAGTTGCGAGCGGCTGAATACCACCGCCTCGCGCGTGATCCGATCGGCCAGGCGGTCCGCCGCGGCCTCGATGGTTACGTACGAAAGAGTCACCTTGGCGCGCTCGATCTCGGTATTTTCGCCCTTGCGGATGGCAGTGTACTGATAATCTACCAGCACGTCATTGGTATCAATGCTCCCAGCCGCCAGAAACATGATTTTGCCATTGGCATAATCAACCACGTAATCCGTCCCTTCCACATACGTGGTGCCAGCGGGATTACTGGTCACAGTGACTGTGCCAGGAGTCAGGCGCTTATTCGCCAGGTCATACCACACGCCTTCCGCGCCGCCCGTTACCACCTCATCGGTAACAGAGGCAGAGTAACCCGTCTCGCCGCTGAATGCTTCGAAATACAGGCGATCAGGGCTGTTATCCATGACGCCAAAATCGAACACGTTGGCGGCAATCAAATCGGGGAATGCCTCTTCGATGATGGCACGGCTGACGCTGTACGGCAGATTCAGGTCGCTGGTAGTTTCGGCCTCATTAAATTGACGCGCCTCGTTTATCAGGTGATGTTGATATAGCCTATCGAAACGCGCCAGTACCTGTTGAGTGAAAACCGCGGCAGGCGTTTCAGCGCGCTCTTCCAGTTTGCGTTTGGCGCGCATTTCGCTCTTCCGCACCGATTCGGTCAGCTCGAATGCCACGCGCCCGAACTCAGGCGTGCCGGTTTCGGTTTCCAGCACATCGCCAACAACCTTCACGCTGGGCTTATTGAAGCCCATATTGTTCAACTTCAAAGCCGCGGCAATGGCGCCATACTCCTTGCGTTTGGCTTCGGCAATTGCCTTCACTTCATCAACAGATTTTGCGCCGCTGGCTTTCATGGCCTCGACAAACTGCTTGTTCAATTTCTCGCCAAATGGCAGGTCTTTGCAAACCTCGGCAATGGTTTTTTCGATTTCAGCCTGCCGTTGCGCCTCCTCGAATTTGCGCGCTTTTTCAGCGGTCGCTTTCAAGGTTTCGGCGATATTGGCGGTCTCGTCAATGCCCAGCGCCTTGCGGACGTTCTCTTCCAGCGCCTTCAATTGTGCATCACCCAGTTTCTTCACCTGGGCCTCGGTGAGGCCCTCGAATAATTCGGGGTGCTCTTTCATAGCTTTCAACAATTCTTCCAGTGTCGTCATTTCATCCTCCATAGATGATTGATTTGATTCGATTAACATGGCAGCATTCTCGAAAGACGGCTCCAACACCAGGTCAAACCCGGTAATATGTAGCTCAGTCACCTCAAAGATTTTCTCGCTGCCTTCTTTCACGATCTTGCCATCGCCATAGCCGCGCAGACTCACGCCTGGCATAACGCCGCCCTCCATCAGAGTCAGGATGTCCCTGCCTTTGCTGGTTTCCAGAATGCGCCCCGTCACATCCACGCGCTGACCGTCGAATGAAACTTCATCCCATTTCGTCACGGTCTCCAGCAAATTCGGACGCCCGCCTTTGTCGGACGGATGTTCCGCCTCGCCGAGAATCTGAACCGCTCGACCCTGTCCTGCGCTCTCGTTCAGATGACCGCGTAATTCGGCGACCGCCGCTTCGAGTACAGGACTTGGATAACGGCGACCATTGCCATTGACAATATTCGCCGTGATAGCCCCTTCGATACGGATCCTGCGCGGTTTTCCCTCCTGCGCCTCTTCCAGCGCAACACGCGCATTCACTCGTTCTTCAAATCTTTTTCGTCTCTTCCCAGTTCCATCATTCATGGATACACTCCTTCAAATAATGATTCGGCATAAATAACTGCCGCAGGCGCGCTTGCCGTCCGTAGCGGCCCGCCATCCTCGGCAATCATCTGCACGCCGCCGCTGACCGTATCCACGTCATCGTCGTGCCTGCCCTTCGGGAACGAAGTCGCCTCGCGGATGAAATCCAAATTCCAACCGCCGCGCACCAGCTTCACATGTCCCTGCTTCGCTCGTAATTGCCAGGCCCTGGCGCGTTCCACCTTGTCTCCCAGCGGCTTCACCCCGCGGATTCGCACCTTCACCAGCGCAGGGTTCTGCAAAAACTGCTTCACCACCAGCCGCTGGAACGCCACGTCCTCGATGCCCCACTCCACGCCTTGCTCCGCATCTGAAAGCATCGCCGCGCGGACCATGCCTAGAAACCCGTCCAGGTTGCGCTCCTTGATGCGGTCCCGCAGCCACAGGTCACCCGTCTTTTCATCCAGCGCCACCGCGATGGACGAGTTTCGGTCTGCCGTCGTGCTCTCTCCCAGCGCCAGGTCCACATAACGGAACCACTGCAAACCATCGGGCGCCCGCTCCTCGATTCTGAAATCCACATCGTCGAAGAACTCGCCCACCGCCATGCGCGGCATCTGTTGGAACAACGCCTCGAAGTCGTAATCCAGCATGTTCGACTTCGTGCGCAGCACCTTCTCCGCGCTCGACCGTTCGGGCCATAGCGCCTCGCCTGCCTTGCGTCCCAGCGGATCCCCCTCCATGGGCAGGTACGTCCCGCGCAGCAGGTTCTCACGGAATTCTTCCTGCGTCTTCGGGTACTGGTTCTCCTCCAGCGCCAGCGCGGGCAGGAACACCACCTCCCACTGGTCTGAATCGGGGTCGCTCACCATCTGCGTCAGCAGTTGACCCACCAGGTCTTCCTGATCCCAGCGCGTGTGCATGATGATGATCGCCGCCCCTGGCGTGTTCGCCACGCGCGGATACACCACGCTGCGGTACCAGCTCATCACCTTGCGGCGATACGTCTCGCTCTCGGCATCCTCGCGGCTCTTGAACGGGTCGTCGATCACCACCAGGTTGGCGGGGCGTCCTGTGATACCGCCGCCCACGCCTGCCGCGAACACCGACCCGCGATGCTCCTTCAAGTTCCACGAGACTACGCTGCGGCTCTCCGAGCTCAACTCCACGGGATCATCCACCGCCGAGCGCGCCCCGAAGATGTTGGCATACGGCTCGCTTGCCACGTAATTGCGCGTGATGCGGCTGTTCTCGGTCGCCAGGTCTGCGCCGTAACTCGTCAGGATGATGCGCGAATCGGGCAGGTCGCCCAGCAGCCAGGCGGGGAACAAACGGCTGGTCTGTTCCGTCTTGCCATATTGCGGAGGCTCGCACACGATCAGCCTTCCAATCCCCTCCCTGCCCTGCGTTTCGATATACCGCTTCACCGCTTCCAGCTTCTTCGCCAGATAGATGTGATGCTGCGCGGGCTTGTACCACGGCGCTACATACACGCTGAAATCGATCAGGCTGCGCCGCGCCAATTCCCTGCGCGCCAGCTCGACCTGCGCCTGCGTCGGAGTGACCTTCGCCCGTCCGCTCATTCAACGTCCTCGATTTCCTCTTCGTCCTGAGCGGAGGCGTCAGCCGCAGTCGAAGGACCCTCAGCCTCGGGCTGTTCCCGTCGCTTCATTTCATCCCGCGCCAAAGCCGCGATCTCCCGCAGTTCCTCGGTGCTCATCTCGCGCTCATCCCCTTCGGCCCGCTTCAAGCGCTTCACCATCTCCGCTGATAATTTCGAGCTCTGAATGTACAACCCACCCATCTCGAACATCAGCTTGCGGTCATTGAATCCCTTGTAATTCGCCGTAGTGGCCACTTCCACCATGGCCTGCATCGCATCGGGCAGCGCGTCGAAGATGATGCTCCCCTGCAGCATCGTCACCGTCTCATCGATGGCCGCGTTCTTCTTGCGCCAGCTAGCGATCGCGCGGTCGCTCGTCAGCCCCAGGCACTTCGTTGCCAGTTCCTCCTGTGTCTCGGGCCAGCGATACTTCTTCGGCTGCGCGGCCCAGGCGATATACACCGCTACGCGCCAGGCCCAGCCCGCGTCCTTCAGGCGGCGGTACAACTCCATCCACTTCGGCTCCGCATCCCGCTCCCCGATTTGCTTCACCTCCCCGTCGATCTCCGTCCACATCGGCTCCTTGACGCGCAGCGCAGAAAGAGCCGCCAGCGCCTGCTCGCTGCGCTCGCGCTCGTTAGTCTCCAATGCCTCATCGATCCCATCCAACGGCATCGGCAACTGATACACTGGCTTCGTCAATCGACCGTCCATCATCTACTCCACATCACAAAAGCGTCCCAGCTCAACATCCAACAACCCATCCCGATCAGCCCGCCGAACATCAGCACCACCCACACGCCCAACCATTCCCAGTCGCGCTTCAACACCGCCCGCCCGCTCAGCACCAACCCAAACGCAAACACCACCACGTAATTCACTCGCCCCCCTCTCCTTCAGGAGAGTGGCTGGGGGTGAGGTTTTGAACAAGGGCCACATCTCCCATCCACACCCAGCCGCGCTTCCCCGTATCTCCCCACCCGTTCATCTGATCCACCACCCCGAACGCCTCGCCCGCCATCGCCACGTACAGCTTCGGGCTGGTCGCCCGCGGACCCTGCCGCAGCACCGTGCGCCGCAGGGTCTTCACCCGCAGCGCGTTTACTGCCTGCCCGCCGATGGGAGGCATGGGCGGGTCCACCACCCATCCCGTATATTGACCCCTAAGCCACATCCCGCTGATCGTTCCCTTTGCGTGTCTGCGTCCCTCGGGCGAGAACAACGGCATGAAGAAGATGCCCTTCGGCGTGTCATAGGTGATGCCCTTCGCGTTGGTCACGAACACCCGATGGATCAGGTACGGGTGACTCTCCAGCGTGATGTGGTCGTAATTCGGCAGTACGGGAATCGTCTCGATCTTGTGATAGCCCTTCTGCATGAACAACGTATGCACCGAGTTATATTCGCCGCTCTTCGCGCTCTTGCTGCCCATCACGATCGACGGCCAACGCCACGGCGCCTGCTTGCGGTCTACTGCGTAATAAATGCCGCCCGCCCGCTCCCACACCGCCCACTGGATCTTCTCCTCCGTCGAGAAGCCCCCGCTAGGCGGGTTCAGCCGCTTGATTAGTTCGATCTCCGCCGTGGACAGTTCGATCCAGTTCGTCACGCCGCTGCAGTTGCCAGCCTGCGGAGTCCAGCACAGACCGATTTGGTCCGTGTCGTTCTGGTCCGCATCCTGCACGTCGAACAGGCGCCGCATCTGGTGGAAGGTCATTCGAACACCTCGATCAGCTTCATCCCGTTGTAGGCCGTGCACATCCAGCCCTCACGCGCACGCCCATCCACCTCCACCACATGCACCCAGGCGCCCTCGGTCTTGTCGAACAGCAAATGCCCGCCCTTGCGCACTGCATTCCCCAGCGGATTCGAATCCGTGGTCGGGAACTCCCGCACCTTCACCCCATCCCGCGCCACCACCAGCCCCTCGCGCCGCTTCGTCTCACTCGGAGGCGGCTCGACGGGTGGGATGTAATCCGCATCTAGATACATCTTGAACTGCTCTTCGGTCCCGTTGAAGAAATTGAAATCTACGTTAGCGGGCCGTGTGACCACCTCGCCCGTGATGCCTGGCAGCGTCTGCTTATCGTCGTACTGCCAGAACGTCCAACTCTTCCAGCCCCGCAGCGGAACCAGCCCTGCCTTCTCGGGCGTCATCGTCGTATCCGCCGCATGGGGATAGAACGCCAGCCACAGGTCATACTGCGCGAAATATTGGTGCCGCAGCACGTCCACCGCCCACGGACCCTGATCGCGCCAAAAATAAAATCCTGTATAGATGATCTGCTTCTTGTCTGGCACCAGGGTCTTGACCCGTTCCAGGAAGTCGTACCAGTTGCGCCACCCATGCCACGGACCCTTGGCATATTTCTCGATGTCGATCACTAGTGGCAGCTCGCCCAGGTCCCCGCCTAATACCTCCACGAACTTCTCCGCCTGCCGCTTCGGGTTCACCGTCTGATAGCGCGGGTCATAGAACCAATACGCGCCCCACGGAATGTTCACGCTCTCCGCCCCTGCCCGATGCCGATTGAAATGCGTGTCAGGCACGATTCCCTGCCCCGCGCGGATGAACGCAAAATTCGCCAGGCCCGTCCCCTTCACGGTCTCCCAGTCGATGTTCGGCTCATAGAATGACACGTCAATGCCGTGATACATCATTCACCTACAAAATCGCTGTGATGATTGGCGATCTTCCTGCGGATGAACGGAACGGGCGTCCCTCCCATGTCGATCACCTGCTTCGCTAGTCGTTCAGCCCAGCCGCGCAGATCGTCAACCTCATCCTCCAGCTCTGGAACTTTCTTTTCAAGGTCAGCCAGCCGTTGCATCAAGGGTTTTGAAAACTTTTCCCAGGCGCCAGATACATCCAACGTGTTTTGCGCCTTAGCGCGTTTCATGCCCAATAAATAGGACAGGATGCCGCCCCCGCCGAACAAGATCGCCGCAATGCTCAGAATTCTGTCGATAGCGTCCATCCTGTCCCCTCTTTTATTTGTTTTCAGTCCTGGACTTCAACCACTTGACCGCGCTCGGCAGTCCCTCGAAGACCTTCTGAAACAAAATGTTGTAGATCAGCATGGCGAACGCCGTCGCGGGCGCAATGGCCGTCAGCAGGGCCTGTGCATAATTCAACGCCGAAGACACGCACGTCAGCGGGTCTGTGCAGGATGTAAAGGTTGGAAGCGCGATGCCGTCCCATTGGATGGCCAGCCCGAAGGCGATCACATACAGCAATACGGTCAGCCAGTCGCCCTTCAGGTTGATCTGAGGCCAGCGCTTCGCAGCCAGCTTCAGCAGGTACACCAGCACCGTCGAGACCAGACCGATCACGTACAACTGCACGGGGTCGGTGATCCCGCCGCCCTCCTGATGCAGACCCAGCGCCATCACAGGCACAGCCAGAATCAAACTCAACAGAACGACCATGCTCACGATTGCCGCAAACTTTTTCATCTCGATCTCCTTGTTTCCTCTCCCCTCGCCCATCGGGAGAGGGGCTGGGGGTGAGAGAATAAAAAGCACCCGATGTCACGAAGACATCGGGCGCTACTCGACATTCCTTCCCTCACGCGGAGGGATTGCGCTCTGATTCTCTCCCTCCTGGAGGGTGACCGCATCTGGGGGCGCAGATTGACCTCTCGGTCGCGCGGCCACCCTTGGCAGGGGGGTGGGGGCTCGGTTAGTTGTTAAGGCTAACCTACATAGTCATTTTTAACATATTTGGCTAATTCTTGTCAAGAGTATCCACCCTGAGCGCAGTCGAAGGGCCTCACCAAAACACAAACCATTTTGCTGACCTCGGCAATATGGTTGAGCGAAGCCGCCCAACGGCGAGCGTTACCCGCATGGGCGGATAGCACTCGTCCAAAAATTACCTACGCCCGCCCATGTCGGGTGAACGCATTGTTAGCCCGCGCCACTGCTTCGGCAAATGCTTTAGCCATAGCGATACCAACATCGTAAATCGCAATGCCGAGTAAAACGCCTTGATAAACCGTAGTTCCTTCAAGTTCTTTATTTTCATCAAGCCATTTTTGCTTTTCGGATTTTTCTTTTTCGTAGTACGCAATAATATCATTCATATTCGTTTTTCTCCGTACGCTGATTATAAGACAGCAGGCTAACGGTTTGCGTTAGTTGCGGTGGGCAAAGCCACCTGTCCGATTGAATCGCCAGCCTGCCCACCGTCAACTGCACGCGGTATTGGGCGGCTATTTCTGCCGAGAATGACTCGAACCTTCACTTCGCAAGTATTCCCGTATCCCGCGCAGTACGTTTATTTCACCGCTTCATCTGCGCCAGTCACGCTTTATTTCTTGCGCTCCCCTTTATCGGGGTGCGTCTTGCCTTTCCGCCATCGGCAGAGGACAGCCGCCCAACGGTTATGCTTTACTGGCGGGGCGGTTCTAGCAAAGTATCATCGCCAGCCAGTACATCAGCGGGCGTGTTCCCGCTGACTTTCGGGGCAGTAGCCCCGTCCAGTGCAAGCGGTGTTGGGCGTATGTGACAAGTGCAAGACCAGAAATACCGCCTAGTTGCAACAACGATGGGGGTTTCGCATTCCTTGCAAACCCACACCCATTGCAGACCGATTGCTTTTGGTTTTACAAGGTTATTATTCATACG